AAACAAAGTAAAAGCAACTTTGTATGATATAGCAGATGATGCAACATACAAATCAAGACGAAACTATACTTTGAATCATCTAATTGAAAGACTCAAAATCTATAATTATGAAAAATTTAATTATGACATCATCAACATCTCATTCAAAAAGTAACATGGGAGACGAATTCTACAGCATTCTTAAACTTGTATCCGGAGAGGAAATCTTCGCGATGGTTTGCGTGGATGAATCTGATGAACAGCCTATCTTAATTTTACATAATCCAATTAAGATGAAACCATTAAATCAAATGAGTCAACTCAGTTATATTAAAGTGACTCCTTGGATGGAAATGACTGATGAAGATATGTTTGTAATGAAAATGGATAAAGTAATTACAATGACAGAGTGTAGAGATCAAAAACTTATTAAGATTTATAAACAATATATTGAAGAAAAGGATTCTGATGATATGGAAGTAATTCAGTCTCGAAGTAAAAAAGGTAAAGTAAAACTATCGGGCGACCCTAGATTAGGTTATATTTCTAGTGTAGAGAAAAAAAGACAATCTCTTGAAGAGCTATTTAAATCTGATTCAAAGGAGCCTTAATTCCCTTCAAACCTCACAAAGGTTATTGTACACAGTTTTAGGAGTCTTGTCAAGTATGTTAAGTTTGTCACCCCGTCACCTCTTGAAACTGAAATAATTGTCATCTTGTCACTAAACTTGTCAAACAAAATAAATATGCTATAATGGAATATAGTTAAGACGAACAAGATGTCATGCCTAGAAAGAAGTCTGAGCACTATGTAAATAACAAAGAACTCTTAGAGGCATTGATAGTCTATCGAGAGAAAGTTGCTATTGCAAAAGAAAAGGATCTACCAAAACCTAGAATTACCAATTACCTTGGATCTTGTTTCTTGAAGATCGCTACACACTTGTCATATAAACCAAACTTTGTAAATTATATGTTTCGTGATGATATGATATCCGATGGTATTGAGAACTGTGTTCAATATATTCACAACTTTGATCCGGCAAAATCGAAGAATCCTTTTGCATATTTCACTCAAATCATACACTATGCATTTCTAAGAAGAATACAAAAAGAAAAGAAACAGTTAGATATTAAGAATAAAATTATTGAAAAGACTGGATTTGATGAAGTCATGCATGTTGATGAAGGAGGGGCCTTGACAGGAGCAATGTCTGAGTATAATACAATTAAGGATAATATTGCACAGAAGAAAAATAGATGAGAGTTGCCATTATAACAGACACCCACTACGGTGCTCGTAAGGGTTCAAAACATTTACATGACTATTTTGAACTATTCTATAAAAATGTATTCTTCCCCTCGCTAGAGGAGGAAGGCATTGATACTATCATTCATATGGGTGATGTATTTGATAGTCGTAAGTCAATTGATTACTACAGTCTTGAGTGGGCTAAGAGAGTTGTATTTGAACCAATGAAGAAGTATCAGGTTCATGCAATCACAGGAAATCATGATTGTTATTATAAGAACACAAATGAAATCAACTCTCCGGAGTTATTATTAAATGATTATACTAATATCAAGACATATTCAAAAGCAACTGATGTTAATATTGGTGGATTAGATATTCTTCTTTTACCTTGGATAAGTGTAGATAATCATGCAGATAGTCTTGAAGCAATTCAAAATTCTAAGGCAAAGATTGCAATGGGACACCTTGAGATCAATGGTTTTAAGGCAACTCGTGGACATATGATGGAAGATGGTATGCCAAAAGAAGTCTTTGATAAGTTTGATAATGTATTCTCAGGACACTTTCATACTCGTTCAAGCAACGGAAAGATTCATTATCTTGGTAATCCTTATGAGATGTTTTGGAATGATGTGAACGATCCTAGAGGGTTTACCCTATTCGATACAGATACTTTAGAGAGAGTTCCAATTAACAATCCTTATAAATTGTTTTATAACATATATTATGAAGATACTAATCATAAGTTATTTAATACTACAGAATATAAAAATAAAATTGTAAAAGTCATTGTTCGCAAGAAGTCAAGTCCAAAAGAATTTCAGAAGTTTATTGATAAACTTTACCGATCAGAAGTTCAAGACTTGAAGATTGTTGAAAACTTTGCAATCGTTGAGAATGAAGACTTTGATATTGAAGAAGATGAAAATACAATTTCAATATTGAATCGTTACATCGATGAAGCAGAGATTGAGTTTGATAAAGGAATTGTAAAAAACATTTTTCGTGATCTGTACAGACAAGCCTGCGAGGTAGAATAATGTTCCTTCTTTCACTTAGACATCGTAGAGACGATGGTGCATATGCTGTTCAAGACTCGAATGGTGATAAAGTTCTTTTCTTATTTGAAGAGGAGGATGATGCTGAAAGATATAAACTTATGTTACAGGATCTAGAAATTGATGTAGATCATAAGATGGACATCATTGAAGTTGATGATGACCTTGCCATAAAGACCTGTAGCATGTATAATTATAAGTATGCTGTCATCACACCTGATGATCTTGTGATTCCAAATAGTAATGATAAAATTCAAGAAAATTAAATGGAAAAATTTTCTGTCAACAGGAGACCACTGGACAGAAATTGATTTCCTTGAAAAGAATACAAACTTAATAATTGGACATAATGGTTCTGGTAAGAGTACTTTATTGGATGCACTTACCTTTGTTTTGTTTAATAAACCTTTTCGTAAGATTAATAAATCTCAGTTGGTTAATACTGTAAATGAAAAAGAATGTGTGGTTGAACTAGAGTTTGATGTAAATGCAAGAGAGTATGTTGTTCGTAGAGGAATGAAACCAACTGTATTTGATATTGAAGTCAATGGTTCTCCTTTACATCGACAGGCTGACGACAGATCAAATCAAAAGATATTAGAAGAGAATATACTTAAAGTTAATTATAAGTCATTCACGCAGATAGTTATACTTGGAAGCAGCACTTTTGTACCTTTTATGCAACTGTCAAGTTCAGTTCGTAGGGATGTGATCGAAGATCTACTTGACATTCGTATATTTTCTTTTATGAATAACTTATTGAAAGATAAATTAAGAATACAAAAAGAACAAGTTCGATCTCTTAACTTAAAAAGAGAGAACTTAGAAGATAAGATTAAGATGCAAGATAAGTTTCTCAAGGAAATAGAGAATCGCAGTAAAGAAGATGTAAGAAGTCGAAAACAAAAAATTAATGACTTGATTCGAGAAACTGATGAGTATGTGATTACGAATGAAGAGTTGGAAAATGAAGTTTGCGATACGATTAAGGAACAGGAAAAGTTTGTAGGTGCTGACAAGAAACTGTCCAAACTGAACAACTTCAAAGGTCAGATATCAAATAAGGTATCTACCATTACGAAAGAACATAAGTTCTTCAAAGAGAATACGGTTTGTCCCACCTGTACACAGCATATAGAAGAAGACTTTCGTTTAAATAAGATTGAAGATGCTCAATCTGAGGCTAAGAAACTTAAAAAAGGTTTTGAGGACTTAGAGAAAACTATCGAACAAGAGAAGGAAAGGGAGCGTCAGTTTGTTAAACTAACAAAGGAGATTACTAAACTCAATAATGGCATTTCTAAAAACAATACTCACATCTCTATCAACCAGAAACAGATTAGAGAACTTGAATCAGAAATTCAAACTATTACCGAGCAGTTTAAAAACAGAAATACTGAACATGAAAAGTTAGAAGAGTTTAAGACTAGTCTCAAAACAACTGACGATAAACTTTCCGAAAGAAATCAAGACATAGTTCATCATGACTTTGCCTATTCTCTTTTGAAGGATGATGGTGTTAAGACTAAGATAATCAGAAAATATCTACCACTTATTAATCAGCAAGTCAATCGTTACTTGCAGATGATGGATTTCTATATCAACTTTAAGTTAGATGAGGAATTTAATGAGACAGTAGAGTCACCAATACATGAAGACTTTTCATATTCTTCCTTTAGTGAAGGTGAGAAGATGCGTATTGACTTGGCATTATTGTTTACATGGAGAGAGGTAGCAAGAGTCAAGAACTCTGTCAATACAAATCTATTAATCATGGATGAAGTATTTGATAGTTCACTTGATGGATTTGGTGTTGATGAATTTATGAAGATCATTCGTTTTATTATCAAAGATGCTAATATATTTGTCATATCACATAAGTCAGACTTACATGATAAATTTGACAACCTTATGAAGTTTGATAAAGTTCGTGGATTTAGTCGGAGGATTGCATGAAGATTTTAGTCACTGGCCATCTTGGTTTTATTGGTAGTCATGTATATGAATATTTTTTAAGTGAAGGGCATCAAGTTGATGGGTATGATATCCCATATGATCTAGGTGATTTTAAAACAAATAAAAAATATGATTTGGTGGTACACCTTGCAGCGAATGCTGCAATTCGTGAAGCAATTGAAAACCCTGATGCCTTCTGGGAAAACAATGTTACGAAATCCATACCAATATTTGAATATTGTAGAAAGAATAATGTAAGATGTCTGTATGCAAGTTCTGCATCTGTATATGAATGGTGGATCAATGCCTATGGTATCACTAAAAAAGTAAATGAAATTCAAGCACCACCCAATAGTGTGGGTATGAGATTCTTTAATGTATATGCAGAGAAGGTGAGTCGTTCAGATATGTTGTATCGGATGCTAGAGGACAAGACTGCTACATATCTCACAAGACACAAGAGAGATTGGATTCATGTCAAAGATATTGTGTCAGCAATTGCACTTCTTGCAGAAAATGACTACACTGGAGTCTTAGATGTAGGAACAGCAAATCCTGTTGCAGTGATTGATCTTGCAACTAAAATGGGTATGGGACACCTACCCATTAAGGAAGATACACCGGGTGAAAGAGATATCACATGTGCGGATATCACAGAATTACAGAAACTTGGTTGGTCTCCAACAATAAATATTTTGGACACTGTTAAGTAATGTAACATGCTTTCAACTCAATATCGTCTTCGCTTAGACAGAATATGTAAAGCCATAGTGGAGGGAAGAGAAGTTCCACTCGGTGAAATGATCTGGGCAGAGAAACTTGCAAAGGCAAATACCACTGCAGCAACTTGGATGAGACAGGCACGACAGAAGGCATCAAACCCTGATATGAAGGCAGGAGGAACCGATGATTTTCTGAATAGGATGGGATTAGGAGAACCCGACCCATCCGATTATAGAGGAGGGTTCGACAGTGCAGACGACATCGGAGAGTGGTTCAATCGTAAGAAACCTGACGATTGGCGACAAAGGGATTGACAAATCTAAATAAATCGTATACAATGGTAGAATGAAGTGTATTCATCATGAAATATAGTCCTTACACACCAGAGTGGAATCGTAAAAGATATCTATCTGAAGCAATCGAAACTTATTTTAAAGAAGGAGTAGAACCAAAAGATATAGTTGGTGACATCTTAGATGTTTTATCAGAAGAAGTATCTTACTATAAAGGCCGTGCAAATAGTTTACAAGAAGTATTAGACGGTATTCAAGAATCTTAGGAGAGTCATGAGAGTCCCTAATTGGCAGCATCATTCCAAAAAGGAACAGAAGCGTCATCTCAAACCACAAGCATTAAGACAAGCAAGAAAACGAAGTAGACAGTTGACAAAGTGTCTACTAGACCGCCCTAAGAGGCGGTTTTGTTGTTATTATAGGTATATCAGATAAGAAACCTCATGACCATCAAGCACGAAATCAAATCACAACTTGCTAAACTACTTGCTACAGAAGATTTAGTTGTAGAACATCGTAAAATTGAAACTGCTGAGTTCAATGTACAGACAAGAGTTTTGACTCTACCTCTTTGGGATAAGGCATCTGAGAATGTGATTGATATGTTAGTAAGTCATGAGGTTGGTCATGCATTATACACACCTGATGAAGAGTGGTGGGAAGATTATGAAATACATCCAAGTTTTGTAAACATTGTTGAAGATGCTCGTATTGAGAAGTTAATGAAGAGAAGATATGATGGTATCTCAAAGACTTTCTATAAGGGTTATACTGAGTTACATAATGACGATTTCTTCCAAGTTAAGAAGAAAAATATATCTGAGATGATTCTTGCTGACCGTGTAAATCTTCACTACAAGATTGGCACATATTATGATATTCCATTCTCTGCAGATGAAAGATTCTTCTTAAACAAGATTGATCTATGTGAGACATTTGAAGATACTCTTAAGGCTGCCAAAGCATTATATGATTACTGTCTTGCAGAAGAGCAAAGAAAAGAGAAGGAAGAGGCAGAAGATTTTTCAAACTTCGATCTTGAACTTGATGAAGATGGTGATGGTGAGAGACCTATGACAGGTACAAGATCAGAAGCAGTTGATTCTGATTCTGAAGGTGATTCTGAAGGTGATGTCGATGATGATGGTGAGAAACAAGAAGAGACAGAGATTAAAATTGACACACATATTGGTGGTCATGAGGGTGTTACAGAAGTATCTGCAGAAACAGTTGAGAGTCTTGATGAGGCACTTAGGAACTTAACAAATGAAGGTGCAAGAGAGAATGTTTATCTTGAGTTACCAAAACTTGATATTGATAGAGTAATCATTCCAAATGAAGAGATACATCAAAAGTGTCATGAGAGATTAGTTGAGGCACAGAGAAAAGCAGACGAGCAAGAAAAAAAGAAGTTAGAGGGTAGTGAAAGACATTGGGAGTACTATAATCAGTACGGTATGAAAACATATCTTGATGGAACTGAGAAAGACTTTGCTAAGTTTAAGAAGTCTGCACAGAAAGAAGTCAACTATCTTGTCAAAGAGTTTGAGTGCAAGAAGTCTGCATCTGCATATGCTCGTGCTACTGTAAGTCGTACTGGTGTTCTTGATACAACTAAGTTACATACTTACAAGTATAATGAAGATCTATTCAAGAAAGTTTCAGTGATTCCCGAAGGTAAGAATCACGGCCTTGTATTCATACTTGATTGGTCTGGTTCAATGTCTCATGTGATGATGGATACAATCAAGCAATTATACAACCTTATGTGGTTCTGTAAGAAAGTTCAGATTCCATTTGATGTTTATGCTTTTACTACCTCATATCCTAAAACAGATCGTGATGACATAGGATATGCTAAACCATTATATGATGCAAAAGACAACATGATGGTTGTTGAAAATCAATTCTCATTGATGAATCTTTTCACAAGTCAGACTCGTATCAAGGAGTTGAATCAACAGATGTTGAATATCTTCCGTATTGTAGGTGGATACAGAGATTATACTGCTCGTGACCTCACACCGTTTGGACTTGAGTTATCAGGTACACCTTTGAATGAAACAATCGTTGCACTTCATGATCTGATTCCTCAGTTTCAAGCAAAGACTAAAGTTGAGAAAGTCAACTGTGTAATTCTTACAGATGGAGAAGGTTATCAACTTTCATATCATAGAACAGTAAATAGAAGTCTTATGGGTGAGTCTTACTTTGGTAGAGGTAATTTTGGAGAAGGATGTATTCTTCGTAATCGTAAAACTGGTAAGACTTATAACTGTGGTTATCAGTATCATGATTTCACAAAGATGCTACTTCGTAATATCTCTGATGAATTATCAAATGTTAATTTTGTAGGTATTCGTATTATGGATGGTAGAGATGCCAAGCACTTTGTTCAAATCAATAGTGAAGACTACAATAGTCCAGAGGTTGAAAAGACTATGCAACAATGGAAAAAGACTAAGACTCTTATCCTAGAAGATGTAGGTTACAAAGTATATCTTGGATTATCTTCATCAGCAGTTGGTAATGATGCAGAGTTTGAAGTGAAAGAAGATGCATCTAAGGCAGACATCAAGAGAGCATTTACCAAGAGTCTTAAGAATAAGAAAATGAACAAAAAGATTCTGAGTAAGTTTATTGAGATGGTTGCCTAATAAATAGTGGACAGTCAACAAACTGTCCACTTTTTGTTGTTAGGAGGTTGTTATCGATTATAATAAGTACATAACAAAGCAACCCCTTTTTACATCATGTTTGAAATCAAAATGACTCGCGAAGAAATTATTGACGGTCTAAGATCACAATACGGTACAGAGTTTACCACACCAGAAGTTCGTGCCTTCTGTGCAATGAATGATATTACATATCAGACAGTTACTAAAAAACTCAAAGAATTCAAAGTCACAAAAGGTAAGTGGAACCTTGAAGTTACACAACAAGTAGTAGAAGATATTGAAGCAGCATTTGTAGCACCTGCAGCAGCACCTGCAGTTGTAGCACCACTTGTACAAAACTTAGTTCCTGAGAAGGATGAGACATTTGTAAAGTTTGGCCCATTCGCTGATGTCAAAAAGATTATTCAATCTAAGTTATTCTATCCTACATTCATTACTGGATTGTCAGGTAATGGTAAAACATTTTCTGTTGAACAGGCATGTGCACAACTAAATAGAGAGTTAATTCGCGTGAATATCACGATAGAAACAGATGAAGACGATCTTATTGGTGGGTTTCGTCTTGTTGATGGCAACACTGTTTGGCACAATGGGCCAGTTATCGAATCTTTGGAGAGGGGAGCTGTACTCCTTTTAGATGAGATCGATCTAGCATCAAACAAGATTTTATGTTTACAATCTATTCTTGAGGGCAAAGGTGTCTTCTTGAAGAAGATAGGAAAGTGGGTAAAACCTGCTGCAGGATTCAATGTGATTGCTACCGCAAACACAAAAGGTAAAGGATCTGAGGATGGTAGATTCATTGGAACTAATGTTCTGAATGAAGCATTCCTTGAGAGATTCCCTGTGACCTTTGAGCAATCATATCCTCATGTTAAGATCGAAGAGAAGATGTTACGTCTTCACTCCGCAAGTGTTGGTGTTCATGATGATGAGTTCATCAAGAAACTTGTTGATTGGGCAGATATCATTCGTCGTACATTCTATGATGGTGGTATCGAAGAGATCATCTCAACTCGTAGACTTGTTCACATCATTCGTGCATTCTCAATCTTTGGTAACAAAGCAAAAGCAATTGAGAATTGTGTCAATCGTTTCGATGATGAAACAAAGCAGTCATTTATGGAATTGTATGATAAAGTAGATTCAGATGTAGATTTTGACAAGGAGTCCGATGAATCTGTGGTGTAACTACAAGAAAGTTTTACATGATACCCTTGATCTCCAGTTTGCTCATCCGTGGGCAGATTGGGAGTCCAAGGGTACTGTGCTTTCTGCAAAAGTATTTAAACATGACTACATCATAAAATCACGAGTAGTGGAGATTTGGAATGAAAAGTCTAGCATATACAACAACATCATCTATCCTAAAACAGGCAGTAATCTTCCATGTTTTGGTATGGATCTTATGGGATTCTTTGACAAGAAGGTCATTATTGTCTTTGACTTTCAACATCCTGTAGAGAATTATTTGTTCTC